GTGCGATTCACCCAGGCTCAGCACCGTTTCCTTTTCTTCGCAGGGCATGGGATAGCAACAAGACCAAGGCGATCGATGTGATGGGTAAGATCCTTAACGACACCATCAACGAGGGCGCATCATGAGTGCTAGCAAAGCCCTTCGGGCCCGACTAATCGACGATGCTACGATGTCTGGTTATGTGGGCACTCGCATTTATCCCGGTCGTGCACCACAAAAGCCGGTCATGCCGTACATTGTTTACCACAGAATCAGCACCATAAGATCGGCAACCCTCGACGCAGGCAACACCAAGGTGCCTGAAGTGCGAATGCAGTGCGATGTAATCGCAACAACTCAATCGGAAGTCGAAACCATCATGAATCAAATGCGAATCGTGATGGATAACTTTCGCGGCACCTCTGCGGGGGTGGTCGTTCTCGGCGTTAGCGTGAGTGATGAGCAAGACCAGCCCGAGTTTTTTGAAGGCTCGGACACCGTGTTTTATCATTCTTCTTTGGATTTTTCCATCATCTATAGGGAGTCTTAATTATGGCTGCAGTCTTAACCCAAGGCACGGCAATCTCGATCGGCGGCACCACCCTCACCGGTGTTACCGACATCACGCCACCCAGTGCGACCCGTGGCACCGTTGATATAAGCAATCTACTTAGCCCAGATCACGCTAAGGAATACGCAGGCGGGATGATCGATGGTGGCGAGATGTCTGCCACCGCCATCGTAGGTGTGGGCAACGCAGCACTCGGCACGATCAGCGCTTACATCGAAGCGTACGGCGCAGCTAAACCTTGCGTGAGAACCCTCGCCGATTCATCGACCGTCTCTTTCGATGGCATCATCACGAAGTTTCAAGTCGATGGCGTTGCAACGGGCGACAACACGGTCAAAGCTACCGTGGGCGTTAAACCAGTAGGCAAAATAACCTACGCTTTTGATTAAGGAGTTTCTCATTTTAGATAAAGCTAAGTTACTAAGTGCAGGCAGTGCGTACAAGCTCGGGGAGATCGAGATCCCCGAGCTCGGTGGCAAAGTATTCTTGCGAGTGATTAGCTCCCGTGAGCGTGATCAACTTGAAAGTGAAATCAGTGCGGGCTCGAAGTCGGGCAACTTATCCAACATCCGAGCCAAGCTGGTGGTGAGGTCGATCGCTGATGAATCGGGCAAGCGGATCTTCACTGATGCCGAGGTCGAAGCTGTGGGCGAGATGCCTGCGCCTCTTGTTGGCATCCTCTTCGACGCGTGCGCCCGTCATAACGGCATGAGTGGCGGTGCAGTCGAGGAAGCAAGAAAAAACTAATCGAGCGCCCGGGGAGGCGGTTTCTATTCCGTCTGGCTGGGCACTTAAAGAAAACAGTCTCGGAACTCCTAGACGGCATGGACGCCCAGGAGTTGACCGAGTGGATGGCTTTCTCAACGATCGAGCCGCTTGACGCTGATAGATCCGACATTCATGCAGCGCAGGTGTGCTCAACGACAGCAAATGTGTGGCGGGGTGCAGAGTCGAAGGTGCTCGAGGTGAAGGACTTCATCCCGGACTGGTACGGGGAAAACAAAAAGCCTGATAACTTCGCCGGGCTCAAGGCGTGGGCGACAGCGATGGGCACTAAGAAAACCTAGGAGTCGATGATGGCAAAAACTATCGGATCATTAAATGTTTCGATGGGTCTTTCCATTACTGACTTCATCACGAATTTAGATAAAGTCAAGGATGACATGGGAAGCCTTGAGGCAGTGACCTCGGAGGCTTCCAAGCATTTCGATGATGATGTCGCAGGGGTGATGGGCGATGCGCTTCATAAGTTCGCAAAGACTTCAAAGCTCGGTGCAGACGATGCTCTCGCCTTTGCGGTCTCGCTCAAGAAGCTCGGCCTCGATGCGGACACGATTACCAGCACACTAGACAAGTTCGGTAAGGGTATAGGGAAGTTTGCCAAGAACGCAGGCGAGGCGTCGAAGGCTTTCGCTGGCATCCTCGGAAAGATCGGCGAGTCGGATAAGGTTCTCCTTAAAGACATTCAGGCGCTGGAAAGCATGGGCGTGAAAGCGTTTGACGCACTAGCGAAAGAACTTTCCAAGGTCGAAGGCAAAGCAGTCACGACTGCCGAGGTCATGAAGCGGATCGCCTCGGGATCGCTCTCTGGTGCAGATGCGTTGAAAGCCTTAACCTCGGGCCTGACTGCGGTCGCCGCAAAGATCACGGACACGAACACCGCTGAATACATCGCCAACTCTAAAACCCTAAAAGCTACAACCGATCTCGCTACAAAGTCACTCGAGCTACAAGCACGGCAGATGAATGTTGACAGCGGTGCGACTAAGCAACTTTTTGAGGACATGAAGAAACTCGAAGCGCAAGAGCTAGCTATCATCGCTCTAGAGAATAAAGCGAAGGGTATTGTTACGCCTCCGAAGGTTGACACGAATACGGCAGAGTTTGTTAACGAGCAAATGAACTTGAAGTCGCAAACCGACCTCGCCTCTAAAGCTTTAGAGTTGCAAGCTCGGCAGATGAATGTTGACAGCGGTGCGACTAAGCAACTTTTTGAGGACATGAAGAAACTCGAAGCGCAAGAATTAAAGCTCATCGAAGCCGAGAACAAGGCCCGCGGCATCCCGCCCCCACTTCCGATCATGCCTCCCCCGATCCCCGTCAATAAAAATACCGCTGATTATGTGCTCAACGCTAAAAAGATGGCGAGCGAAACGGACATCCTCAACAAGTCGCTCGACCTGCAAGCTCGCCAGATGATGATCGACTCGGGTGCGACCAAGCAACTCTACGAGGACATGAAGAAGCTTGAGATGCAAGAGAAGAAGCTGGTCGATGCTGAGAACAAAGCCAAGGGTATCGCCTCACCAGTAGCCGCAAAAGAATCGCAAGCCAAGTCAAAGCTCGCATCGTTCCTCACCCATGTCGAAACCAAAATCAAGTCCGCTGCCTCTTCTATTTTCAAAAGCGTCACTAACCTCATCATGAACCCGGTCACCGCGATCGGGGGCGCTCTCGCCTCTTATGGCGTGTACAAAATCTACGACCGAGCGGTGATGGCTTTTGCAAACACCGAAGAGATACTGACCCGAATTAAGGGGCTCGCAGGCGAAGCCAATGCAGAGCGTCTTGGTGGCGTGATGGGCGAGATCGCCAACCAGGGGCGCATCGCACAAGATGCGGTCGGCAAGCTCGCCACGGGCTTCCTCGGCCTCGGGGTCTCGGGCGCAGACGCGGCACGCATGATTGAAAGCTTCGGGCGCACATCGTTAGTTGCTGGCTCGGGTGCCACCGATGTGTTTAATAAATTAGGGGAAGTCGCCCAGAACATGACCCGCACAGGGCAAGCTTCCAAGGATGATTTCGCAGCACTCGCAGCGATGGGCCTGCCTGTTTACCAAGCTTTGGCTGATCGATTAAATCTGGTGAACAACACAGCGATCAGCGCTAATGATGCCATGCAGATGCTAGCTAATGGCGCAGTGGGCACGGGGACAGCGCTCAACGCGTTGAACAATATGCAAAGCAACCCCGAGGTGATCAAGCAGGCAGAGGCGCAAGCGGGAACGCTTAAAGGTATTTACGCTCGGCTCGCTGGCGAGGTCGAGGGATTCTTCACCGAGTTCGGCTCGGTCATTGTGGATGCTTTGGATTTAAAAGGTTTCTCGCAAGGCCTGATCGGATTCATGCAAAACTTACGCAGTAACTTCGACTCTCTGATTCCAGCGATCAAGAACATTGGCATGGTTCTTTCGGTGGTTCGGGATGTGTTATTTCAAGCGTTCTCAGGTCTGGTAAACTTCTTCACCACGATGGGTGGATCAAGTGAAGTTGTTGGCAACATCGACAACATTAGGGCTGTGGTGGTTTCCTTTTCACAAGCGGTGATGGTTTCAATGCAATCGGTAATGAGCGGGGCAGTCACGGTGATTAACGAAATCATCAACGCAGTAGGCGGGCTCAAGAAGTTTGCAGCAATCTTTGCAGGCGTGGTTGGTGGTGCTACGGTTGGTGGTGTTGCTGGTGGTTTAGGTGGTGGCGGGGTTGGTGCTCTACCGGGCGCAATCATCGGTGGTATAACGGGTGGCCTTTACGCTAACAGCAAAGTAGGTGGTGGTGGCCCTCAGATCGACGCAGAAGCGATCAAAGCAAAAATGAATGAGGCTTTTAAATCAATCGCTGATTCGATTGGATCAACAGGCACAGACACGGCAAAGGGTATCGTCGAAAAGTTCGTAGGTTCCTTCAATCAATATATGTCAGAGTTTAACGATGGATCTGCAACCATTGGGGGAACACTTCTGAAAATTGCAAATTCTTTCCAGAGTCTTTTTGATAACCTTGAAATTGGGATGGAGAACGGCACGATAGGTCACACTGCTTTTCTTAGACAGTTGGCTGGTGGCACCGCAAGCGGTATTGCGATGTTTCAACGGCAGATGGCGCTTGGTAAGATATCGACAGAGCAGTTCGAGACGGCAATGGACAAGCTAAGTAAGGGAGCCTTTGACGCTCTTGAGAACCAACTCATCGCTGGCACCATCACCAACGAAGAGTATGTCAACACCATCTTAGCAATTCAATCCCAGTTTGATGCGCTCAAACCTCCCGACCTTGCAGGCCTTAACGCATTCATGGGTGGCGACAATATGCCCGCATGGATCAGGGAGCTTTCCAACATTGAAAGTCCACTCGAAACCTATCGCAGAAAAATGGAAGAGCTCAAAATGACCCTTGCGGATCGGCCTGACCTTTTCGCAGCGGGTGCAGCGCAACTCACTGCGGAGCTTGAAAGATCCGTGGGAGCGATGGAAGAACTCAAGAATCCCGGCGCTTTGATGCAGGGAAGCTCGGCAGCATTCTCGCAAGTGTTGAAGATTCAGAACGCAAACGGCGGGGAGAGCGCAGCGGAAAGGCTTCTAAGAATCCAACAGCAGGCCTTTGAAATGCAAAGGGTTCAAACTGAGTACGCAAGAGCAACCGCAGCAGCGGCAGCAAATCAAGGTAATGTAGCTAACTGGGCAATTAACTAAGGGAGCCCTCATGGCAGTCGTGAACACCTACGAAACTTTTGAAGGCCGAACCGGCTCGGACGATAGCAAGCGCCAGGTCTCGCTGGTGCGCTCGTTCATTGTGCAGACGAACGATGTGGCCGACGATGTGCCCAATCTCTTCGGTGAGAACCTGCCCGCCATGTTCTCGGTGCACCCAAAATATGATAAAGCCTTCTGTGTCGGTAGGACTGCCTCGCAGATGGATGACCCGCATTTCTGGAAAATCACTTGCTCCTACAACAGCAATATCGACACCGTGGCACCGAGCTCCACGCCGAGCGCAGCGCAGACGCCCGAGGTAGCGAGCCAGAACAAAGGGGCAAGCCCCGAAGAGAAGGCCAGCGAGGCTAACGAGAACCCGCTGACTCGGCCTACCGACATCGACTTTAGTACGGGCGACAAGGAATGGGTTCTCGACAAAGATTTTAGCACCCCACGCAAGCCGATGGTGAATGGGAACGGCGAGCGCTTCGACCCTCCGGTGATGTCTCACAAGCCGTTACTCACTATGAAGCTAGAATTTAACAGTGCCACCTTCGTCGCTCTCACATGGATGGCACGGGTCAAGTGCGTCAATGCGGATGCGTTCTCGGGTTTCCCTGCCCGCAGTATGCTCCTCGATAAAGTCACCGCAAAGAGGGTCTATGAGAACGGCGTCAAGTACTGGAGGATCTCGCTTGAATACCTACTAGATAAAGAAAGCTGGGATGCGTTAGTCCTGAATCATAGCTACACCGAATGGAACGGCACCCAACTGATCACGGCTCGAGATGTCGCGGGCAATGTTCTCCCTAATGGTGTAGTCATCATAGGTGACACTGGCATTCCTCTCGACCACGGGGTCTTCCCTACTGAGGCTAACGAAGGCTTCTTACGCTTCCGTATTTACGACGACATTGATTACTCCTATCTCACCCCCATCTACAGGAAAATACTTTAATGAGCAGCGCCTATGGCTTCACTGAAGACTCAGCAAGACGCATCGCCCGCGTCGTGAAAGCGGTCGAGGGCGACACGACCACGCCGACACGGATCGGGCCCATGCTTGGCGGTTCCACGATGTCGGTGGTGAAGGTGACGGCGCTAGGTTCGCCCCTCAACACCGGGCAGCGGGTGGACTACCACGCCAGCGCAGACACAATGAATGATATTAATGAGGTCAAGATCAAAGAGTTGAACGGCGCGGCCCTCACCGTTGGCTCTCACTACATGGGGCAATTCTCGGGCTACACCTCGGCAGGGTTGCCTCTTTTCATCGTGGATCTGACAGCACCCACACCAGGCACCGGCACGATTACCGTAGTAACCGGCGTTGGTTGCAGCGTTGAGGACGGCTTAGAAGTTACTTACGCGACATTCTCAGGCGCCGACTACGATAACGCTATCACAAGACAATTCCTTTCGCTCCAAGATGTGACGCCTATAAGCTTTGCAGGCAATCAAGGCAGAGTGGTTAAAGTGAACGATGCGGCCACGGCGCTGGAATTTGGCGTCCTCGCTTCCGGTTCACCGACTTACACCACCTTTATTGCTCTTTCGGATACGCCAGCAACTTTTGCAGGGTCAAAGGGAGACGCCGGTAAAACTTTGGTAGTTGGTTCTGATGGAGTATCAATAACATTTGTTTCTGCGGATGTCAGCGTTACCAATAGCATTACCGGCGGCGGTAATCCTGTTAGCGGATTTACTTCACTGCGATTGGTAAACGACACCGCAACGCCAGGCAATAATAAATATTACGGAACCACCAGTACAGGAATAAAAGGCTGGCAATCAATTCAATCGTTGCTTGACGCAATCGCAGACTTAACGGCCAGAGTTACAGCACTGGAAGCGCCGTAATGAAATTTTATGTTAATCCTCTTTATGTTGGCTCCACGATCAATAAGGCGGACATTAACACCACCACCGGAATAATTACGAGAACAGTCTATACAACTCTTGCGCTTGGCGCTTATTTCTTTAATCCACGAAACAGCTCCGCCGTACGAACTAGCCTACCGAAAAGCTTACAAACAGACACAGTTTATTACATAGGCTCCGCCGGTCTTTACCTCTACAAAGTATACTCGGATGAGGCACTTACCACGCAGATAATGTTTACTGCGGATGATGTTTTAAATGTAACACAATTTGAAATTATACCTTTTGGCAGCAAGGGTTACACCTACGACCGACCTTTTCACGCTGGTGCCAGCACACTGGCAGAAATGATGTGCTGTCCGCCTGACCGGACACGGGATGGCCTCGCAATATATTGCCATTCCTATAACTCTACTGGAACACTGGTGGCGGCGATGCAGTTCCAATCAAATCCAAAAGGTGGTTCTTATGGTTTTTATTCTGGCAATAAGGGCGATTTTATACTTCGTGGCGGCGGCCCTTACGACCATTACTCGGCTATAATTACGACTTCTCCTACCGATGTTAAGAAAATAATTGTTTATTATCAGAATCAAGGAAGCTCGCTTGGGTATCAGTCCGCCAGTATTTTTCCAGAAGATTTTACCGGAACCATTACCGTTAGCGGTTACGGCTCTACCTACACGCTAGTATTCACCGGCGAAGCAAAGGTTCCGCCTTATGCTATGGTTTATCTGCCAGCGGCTAAATTTAAATCGCCTCAAGGCGATATATCCATTGGCAACATTGAAGAACGCTTGGCCTTTGATGAGCCGTCTAATCGCTATGTTGGATCAGTTCAAACCTATTACGGAATCAAGGGGAGGCTATTTTTAGATGTTGCTTTCTATCCTAGTCCATCCAGTAACATTAAGTATTTGAGTTATTCAAACACAAGAGGCGTTGGCGCTATTGTCAACTTCGATATCACCAGGGATTACAATGATTTTGATCGGCCTGTTGGAAACTTAGGCATCAGAGGAGGTGTTATTCCTTTCATATTTAACACCTCCGGTGTATTTTTTGATTCGTCTTACCATTTTGTTTACACCAGCGGCGGCGGCAGTTTTTACCAGGATGGATACTTTACTACAGGGATAAATTATGCCTACCCTGAGTTTACTTCGACTCCAGGACTTACTTATCTTGCTGTTGGCTTTGCGGAAATTTCCAAAGGAACCAAGACAGGCTACGACGCAACCTACAACGGCGTTCCAGCAGACCAGAACTTTCGCAGAACGAATGTAATTAAAATCGTCTCAACCTCTGTGTCTGCCTATGTTATCTCCACATATTCAACCTTTTCAACACCGCCACCCATGCCAACACCAACGCCCACGCCTACACCAACGCCAAAGGGTACTTACCTACAGTCCACGCCTTCAGCGCCAGAAATCACGAACACCAGTTCAATCGGAAACCCTGCCACAGTATCCGTGTATTTCTCGGAACCGCTCAACAATGGCGGCGCACGCATCACTTCGTACCAGTACAACATTGATGGCGGTTCATGGGTAAACTCTAACACCGACTCGCCGATTTCTATCCGTGGCCTTTCCGCAGGCTCGCACACGGTTTGCCTTCGTGCGGTTAACAGTATCGGCAGTGGTGCCTCTGTATGCGCCGAGGTCGTGCAAGTTCCTGTTTTCACTAGCGGATTAACCTTTGTCTCGAAAACCGGAACCGGAGCCTATGAAGGCTTCGGGCTGAGTGTTGCAAGCAAATTATATGGTTCGCTAAGTTCCACAGGCTCGACATCCTTGATTACCTTTACGATCAATAAGACAGGGACATTACTTTATGAGTACGCAATCACGGGGACTAGCGGCGGCACCGGTGGTGACATGACCGTTGAAAGCAACTCAATGGGCAGCATCAGCGGAACACAGGGAAACAGCGGCACCATCGATGTTGTCGCAGGCCAGACCGTGACCTTATCCTTCAGCGGCTCGGAACTCGACACCTTTAAGTTTGTCCTCTACATCACCTAATAGTGCGAGCGATTTGCATCGCCACACAAGCCAGATTAACCTCGGTAATATTCTTTTTTTCGGAGGTCATTATGCCGGCAGGAATCTACAACTTTGCGGCAGAACAGGGCGCAACCCTATCCCGTACCATATTGTATACCGACGCTGACGAGGTCGAAACCGATCTGACAGGCTACACCGCAGCTATGCAGGTACGACCAACCGCAGCAAGCGCAACCGTCACGCTGGAGCTCACCACCGAAAACACCCGAATCACGCTTGGCGGTGCCGCTGGAACTGTGGATCTACTCGTTGACGCGGCCACGATGGAAGCGATTGCTCCTGGTAAATACTTCTATGATCTCGAACTCTACACCGGCTCAACGGTGATCCGACTCATCGAAGGCACTTTCACCGTGAAAGCGGAGGTGACCCGTGCCTGATATCGTAGTGGTCACAGAATCCGGCATCGTCACAGTCGCACAAGGCGAGACACTCGTCACCGTCTACGATGGCCGTGGCCTGACAGGGCCAGCGGGTGCTGCTGGTTCTTCGACACTCGATGGACTTACCGATACCACCATTACTGGGGTGGCAGATGGTGACCTTTTAAAATATTCATCGGCTTCCACGCAGTGGGTCAACACCAACAAACTAGATGGTGGTAATTTCTGAAGGTAACTTTTAACTAAGGACTTTTTATCATGGCGAACACGATCCGAATCAAACGCAGAATAGGTGGCTCAACTGGCGCACCTACAACTTTGGGTTCAGCGGAGCTGGCCTTCAACGAGAACTCAGGCGGGAGGATTCTGTACTACGGTCTAGGTGATGACTCATTTGGGGTGGCAACATCCGTAATCGCAATCGGTGGCCCTGACTTCGCAGCAAACTCTATCCCGAACCTCACAGGGGTAGTCACTTCTGTAGGCACCACCACCAGCATTGCTAACGCAGCAATTACAAATGCGATGTTGGCTAATACCGCAGTGGCAAATTTAACAAATACTAACTCGGGTGATAACGCTGTCAACACTCTGTATTCTAGTTTAGTCAGCGATAAAACCGTTGCCCTAACGAACGGCACAGGCATCACTGTCACAGGCACTTATCCGAACTTCACCGTCACTAACTCGGCACCCGATCAGACGGTTGCCCTCACCGCTGGAACGGGTGTGAGCATCACTGGAACCTATCCAAACTTTACGGTTACGGCTACGGGTTCAGGTGGAACTGTTACCACCGCTTCCGTAGTATCCGCAAACGGCTTTGCTGGAAGTGTGGCAACCGACACCACCACCCCAGCGATCACCATAAGCACTAGCATTACTGGGCTTTTAAAGGGCAACGGTACTGCCATTTCAGCAGCAACATCGGGTACTGATTATGTGGTACCTTCAGGAAACATCACCGGCACCGCAGCGGGACTTTCGGCAACGCTTGCCGTGGCATCTGGTGGCACAGGACAAACTTCCTCCACTGGCTCGGGTGCAGTCGTACTAGCAAACACCCCTACGCTGATCACTCCTAATATTGGAGTGGCGACTGGCACTAGCTTGGTTCTCAGTGGTGACCTCACCGTCAACGGCACGACCACCACGATCTCTTCAACGACCTTGGCAGTAGGCGACAAGAACATTGTACTAGCAAGCGCAAACACCACCGATGCGGGTGCAGATGGTGGCGGTCTAACCTTGAAGGGTCTCAGTGATAAAACTTGGAACTGGGTAGATGCAACCGATGCCTGGACAAGCAGCGAGCATATCAACATCGCATCAGCGAAATCCTACTACATCAACGGAACTGTAGTCTTATCAGCAACCAGTCTAGGCAGTGGCATCATTATCGATGGCGGGACTTTCTAACATGGCTAATCTAATTAAGATTAAACAAAGCGCAGTAGCTGCAAAGGTGCCAACCACAAGTGATCTCGCACTGGGTGAGCTTGGGGTTAATACCTACGATGGCAAGCTCTACACACGCAAGGATAACGGAACTCCCAGCATCATTCAGATTGGGGCATCCACAGTCACAGCTTTACCTGTCACGCTCTTTAGCGGATCCGTGACCAATGTCAGTATTTCTAATGGCTCATTGCCAGTGCTTTTATTTGGTGGCAGCACCGTTAATGTAACCGTCACCTAGGAGAAAACATGGCAGCACGATATCCATTAGTAGTGAACACGACCACAGTGCAAGAACTGCAAAGCGGTGACACGCTTTCCCTGACCTCACCAACTTTGGTCACTCCTGTTCTCGGCACACCTTCCAGCGGTACGCTGACCTCTTGCACAGGCTTACCAATCTCGACAGGTGTAAGCGGACTGGGAACAGGGGTTGCAACTTTCCTTGCTACACCATCTTCAGCAAATCTTGCAGCAGCTTTAACAGATGAAACAGGCAGCGGGGCAAATGTTTTCGCAACCTCGCCAACGCTCACAAGCGCAACGATCACCAGCCTCATCGAAACGAAAACCGCACCAACGATCTCCAGCGGAACGCTCACGCTAAACTGTGCGCTTGGTAATGTGTTTCATGTCTCGCTGAATGCAGCGATCACGACACTCGCCATTTCAAATATCCCGACCACAGGTTCAGCTTTCGGAATCACACTGGCATTCACGATGGATGGAACTGCTAGGGCTGTCACTTGGGGTGCTGCAATTAAGTGGAGTGGTGGAACTGCCCCCACGCTGACTAGCACCAATGCCAAGGTAGACATCTTTGTGCTGACCACTTGGGATGGTGGCACCACATGGTATGCGATGACGGGAGGCCAGAACTTCTAATGCCAATTAATAGAAAAATCATGGGTGTGAGTAGGGGAGGCGGTGGCAACAAAGCTATCTTTGGGTATGGGAATCCTGCTACTGCTGTCACCAACCTTGTCTCAAATATTGGAGTAGTCTTGGCTGACACCACAGGGGTTGGAACGGCTAGACTTGGTCTAGCAGCAGCAGGGTATGGTAGCGATAAAGGCATCTTTGGTTATGGGGCCACAAGCCCGAATGTATCCATGACGAACAAAGTCTCGAGTATTGGAGTAGTATCAACGGACACTGCAGGAGTTGGTACCGCTCGATTTGGCCCAGCAGCAGCAGGGTATGGAACTGACAAAGCAATCTTTGGATATGGAAATAGTTCGGCCTATGTATCAATGACAAACTTAGTCAGTAATACCGGAGTGGTCTCAGCAGACACTACTGGGGTTGGAACGGCTAGAGGCACTCTAGCAGCAGCAAGGTATGGTAGCGATAAAGCCATCTTTGGGTACGGAATTTCTTCCATTGATAATCAATCCTTAACCAACTTAGTCAGTAATACTGGTGTAGTTTCAGCAGACACCACAGGTGTTGGAACGGCTAGAAGTATCCTTGCAGCAACAGGCTACGGAACCGACAAAGCTATCTTTGGGTACGGAAGTGCTGGAGGCAATCAATCCATGACTAACCTAGTTTCTAACGCTGGAGTAGTATCATCGGATACCACAGGGGTTGGTACCGCTCGATACGGCCCAGCAGCAGCAGGGTATGGAACCGACAAAGCAATCTTTGGATATGGCGGGTCTAACTTCACTAACTTGGTTAGTAGCACTGGTGTAGTGGCAACTGATGTGACAGGTGTTGGGACTAGTAGGTCTTATCTAGCAGCATCCTCATACGGAACATAACCCATGCCATCAAAACTAAATTCGGAATTTAATTATCGTACACAGGTGATCGGTGAGACACCTTGGGAGAAAATAAAAACGCTCCTTGGTTTCTTGGAAGGTAGACATCGAGCCAGAGCCTTAGAGGAAGTAGGGGCTAAAAAGTTTGCAGCAAAGAAGGCCAAGCTTGAACACCTCAGAAAGACCACCAACTTAGAGCATGAAACACTAGAACTAGAAGCCGAGATTCTAGAACTAGAATCGGTTCAAGAAAGCCAGAAGCAAGCCTACATTCTCAATCATCAAGAGATCGCCATCCTTGAAAAGCTACTGGCCGAACTTTACGAGATCGCAGAACCAACCAGGCTTGAAGGCTACAGCGACGAGATGATGTTTGAATACAACGCACCAAACGAGTTTGCAGTATGGGTGGCGAAAGAAATTCACGCTGAGATACTTGCTCAAGGCCATCCGAGTCCAGCGAAAATAAGAAACGCAATGTCCTGTCCAGAAGCATGGCAAGCCCTTCAAGAGATCGGTCTAGTGCCAGAAGGCACACCGATTCTAATGAATAACGACCCATCGAACATTCAACTAATACCAAGAAACATAAGGGGTGAGCAGTGCCTAATTACGCAAAAGTAAACGGTGACACAATCTTAGAATTTCCATCCTATCCACACGCAAACCACCCGCAGACTAGCTTTGGCGATGGCTGGCAGGGTGGCGAGATTGAAGGCAGCACTTATGTCCTAGTGGAAATTGAGGACACACCAGCCACAGACTACCTG